TAAAACCATTAAAAATGGGTAAGACAGTTAGTAAAGTTCCAATAATTAAAACAGATAATGTGCCTGGTAAACCAGAATGGTTTGATCAACTAGTTAACAAAGTTATTTTAGAGGGCGAGGACATGACTAAACAATTTGCAACTAAAGAACGAGAGATTGTACACGCAACTAAAATAGGTAAAGATGATTATATAAGAGTAACGCAAGACTTAGATGAAGGAGCTGTTAGAGTTGAATATGAAAGTCCAGAAAATATGTATGGAGATTCAGTTTCAATGAAATATAAAAAACCACTCCCTGATGAAGACATGCCAAGAGGTGGTGCAGCAGAGTTTAATACTGCAGAGTCAGGTCCAGTTGGAAGAGCCGATGGCCCTGATGATTATTCCATAGAAATAGATGAACTTGGTGGCACAAGTATCAGTGACTTAACATCTGATGTCTCAAAATTAAAACAATACGCAACAGGTAAAAAACCTACACTAAAAGAAATTGTACAAACTAAAAAAAGAAAAGACAGAGCTGCATCTATATCAGAAGGTGGAGCAAATGAAATGGATGAAGTTGTCAGAAGACAAGGTGATTATGTAGATTACGATGACTATGCATCAGGCGGTATCGCTGGAATGTTAGGCGAGTAATGACTAAAGACCTATCTCAAAAAATCATAGAGTTGATGGATCTCTTCGACGGAGAAGTTACAACTGCAGACCAAATAGACAGACCACAACAAGCATTAGACAGAGAAGCTATTATTGATTTTAATAAACGTAATCCAATGGCCGGTGGTGGTATGTTAGTGCAACCAAGTGCTGATGGATCAAGACCTGGGTATGCTAAAGATGATAAACTACCAACTAAAAAAAATCAAATAGGTAAGGATGATTTTATTAATTTAGTAAATCAAAACAAAGATAAAACATATAATGAATTTGTAGAAATATTAAAAAATTATAAGACAAAAGATAATAAACCTTTTACTAAAAATATTATTGCAGATAGATTAAGATATTATAATTTGTCAGGTTCTTTCCAACCAAAACCTGCATTAGGTAGAAGTGAGGAATCAAAAGAAAAAAGAAGAATAGCTGAAAATAAAAGATATTATGAAAAGAAAAAAACTGAAGAGGGTAGAGCTGAAATTAAAAAACAAAAACAAAAACAGAAAGCAAAAGAATATCAACTTAAAGGTATGGATCCACCGGCTACAAAAGCAGATGAAGCAATTTTTAAAGATACAGTTACAACTGCAAAAAATAATGTTAATGGTGAGGGTAGATTTAGTATTACTTCAGGTTACGAAAAATCTATGAAAGGTAAAGATTTTTTTAGTAATAAAATAAAAATTAAAGATAATCAAACTGGTAAAACTTTTACTTATAATACTTTTAAAAAGTATGTTAATAAAAATTCTAAATCATTTGGAATAAAAAATTATAATGAAGCTATAAAACCATATCGTCAAAAATTTTTTATAAATGATGTACCAAATTTAAGAAATAATATTAATTCGGTGTTAATTCCTGGTTGGACTGGTGGAGATCCAAGAACTGCTGTTACTATTCAACATGATTTTGGTCGACAAAACAATCCATTAAAAACAAGTTTAGCTTTTTTTGACGATAATACTAAAGAATATAAAATTAGAAGTGATTTTGAAAAATCTTGGGAAAAATCTAAAACATCTAAAACACCTTTAGCTGATAAGAAAAAAGCGTTTAATGTTTTTAAAGAGGATATAGCAAAATTAAATATTCAATCCTCTCCCTCTATGGTTGCAAGAGAAAGATTTTTTGGAAAAGAATTAGATTTAACTAAAGCTATTAGAAAGGCAAAAGATCAAGGAGCTAAAATTCCAAAAGGAACTTTTAAAAAAGCCTCTGAATTTGAAAAACAAATCTTACAAAATATTCAAAGCTACAGTAAACTTAAACAATGTAGAGTTAATCAAGCAGATGGTGGACGTATTGGTTTTGCATTAAGTGATGAATGTATTAGAGATGGTTTAAAAGAACAAAAGATAAAAGCACAAAAAGGAAATAAAAAAGCTGCAAGACAATTACTTAAAACAGCTGAAGTAGCATCAAGAGGTAAACTATTAAAAAATTTTTTAGGCCCAGGAGCCATACTTGGTGAAGCAGTATTTGAAGGAGCAATCATAGGTAATAAAGTTTTAGGTGGTAAACCTTTAGATCAAGCATGGGCTGAAAGTTATTTATCTTACCTAGATCCTAGAAAATACTCTGGTCAATTAGATCCAATGTTAATGGAAAGAGAAGATATGTTACAAAGCACAGCTGATAAAAATATTTTAAAGTCAGGTTTTGCAGCACAAGATCAATTGTCTTTTGCTAATGAAGCGGCAGCTGAAGCAAAAAGAGCAAAAACAGCAGATAGAATGGATGAGTATTTTCCTGCAGCAGCAGATGCAAGAGAACAAGGAGCAAGAGCTAATTTATCCGCAAGTATTATATCTAGCGAAGCATTTAAAGATGCATCAAAAGTTGCACAAGAATATTTACAAGGTCAATCAGGACAACAACAAGCTAAGTTAGGTGTCTTATCAGTTCCTCAAGGAGATGATGCTGATAATTTAAGAAGATTAAAAGCAAACAAAGCTATGAAAGAACTATACCCACAATTAGATTTTGCAAATCTATCTAACAAAGAAATAGATAAACAGTTAGCTGACAGTGGAGTTTATAGTCCATATGCTTTAGGTTTTGGTATGCAACAAAGACAACCTGGTATTCGCGATAATATGGAATATAATGAAGATTTAGCTTATGATGAACTACGTGAATATTTTAACAGAATGGTTGATAAAGATATTAAAAGTCAACAGATGCAGGCAATAGCAAATGCAGGCGGTGTTTCTAATCTAGCAAAAGGTGGCCGTGCAGGTTTTAAAATAGGTTCAGCTAGAAAAGGTGTATTGTCTTTAATAAATGAAAGTTTAAAAAAGACACCAAAAGATACAACTTCAGCATTAGATAAGTTAATTAAAAAAACACTTAATGAAGATTTCTTCGATAAAAAAGATAGTATTGTAGATGTGTTAAATGCAAAAATTGCTAGAGAAAGAAAAAATTTTCCATATAATCAACAAGTTTTTGAAGAGCCAAGTCAGTTAGAATTTTATGACGACATTACAAAATCTAATTTTAAAACTAAGACAGGTCCTTTCTTTGATCGTCGTAAAAAAGCAGGGGGTGGTATCTTAAAACAAGCTGGCGATAGATCAGGCCCACCGCCAGAATCAGGACCAAACCCACAAGGGTTGCAAGGTCTATTAAAACGTGGTATGAAAATATAGGAGTATTAAATGGCAGATATAGATAAAGGACTCCCGAACACTAGAAATAAAATTGACATTCCTTCAGAAGAGGAATTACAAGAAGTTGCTGTTCAGGAAGAAGAAGTAGATCAAAAAGGACCAGTAGAAGTTATCCCTGAAGAGGATGGTGGAGCAACTATTGATTATGAACCGGGTGCAATTAATATCCCAGGAACAGAATCGCACTTTGATAATTTAGCAGAACTTTTACCAGATGATGTAATAGAACCCATTGGAAACGAAATGGTTCAAAACTTTATGGACTATAAGTCATCAAGAAAAGAATGGGAGAGTTCTTATACATCAGGCTTAGATCTTTTAGGATTTAAATATGAAAACAGAACAGAACCATTTCAAGGAGCTTCAGGTGCAACACACCCAGTGTTAGCTGAAGCAGTAACACAGTTTCAAGCACAAGCCTATAAAGAATTATTACCAAGCGATGGACCAGTGAGAACACAAGTTATTGGTGTTAAAAATCCTGGAACAGAACAACAATCACAACGTGTTAAAGATTACATGAACTATTTAATTATGGATCAAATGAAAGAATACGAATCAGAGTTTGATTCTATGTTATTTCATTTACCTTTAGCAGGTTCTACATTTAAAAAAGTTTACTACGATGTACCACTTGCAAGAGTGGTATCAAAGTTTGTACCAGCGGATGAATTAATTGTTCCGTATACAGCTACCTCATTAGATGATGCGGAGGCAGTTATTCATACCGTGAAAATTTCTGAAAACGAATTAAGAAAACAACAGGTTTCTGGTTTTTATAGAGATGTAGAATTAGGTCCTCCAGGTACAGATATAAACGGAGAATTATCTAAAAAAGAACGTGAACTAGAAGGAACTAAAAAAACAGGTAAGAATGAACCTGTGTATACTTTGTTAGAGTGTCATGTTAATTTAGACTTAGAAGGTTTCGAAGAAGTTGGAGAAGATGGTGAACCAACAGGAATAAAATTACCTTACATCGTAACAGTCGAAGAAGGTAGTAGATCAGTTTTGTCTATAAGACGAAACTATGCGCCCGATGATCTAAAGAAAAATAAAATCCAATATTTTGTCCACTTCAAATTTCTGCCAGGACT